CATGAATCTTAAAGATCAATGCAGGGAATTTAAGGTCAAGTTAAATCAAATAGCAATTGATTTGGGTTATACCCGACAGTATGTTTATATGGTGGTTGGGGGAAAACGCCAGAACAATAAAATAACAAGTGCAGTTTATTTAGCATTAGAAGCAAGGAAAAGTAAACTGCGTAAACTCATCGGCTAAGCCGGGAAAGGGTAATATGCTAAAGAAGAACTTTGCAGTCAATGATTTAATTGAGAGGCAAAAAGGAATAGGTGGCTCAGATGCAGGAACGGCAATAGGTGTCAATCCTTGGAAGAGTCCATATATATTATATTTAGAAAAAACAGGTGCCAGAGAACCGGAAGACATATCGGATAAGCCAGCAGTTAAAAGAGGAGTCCGGTTAGAACCCGAAATTATAAAGTGGGTCAAGGAAGATTTAGGCATCACAATCAGGAAAGATAATTCCACACACATCTCCAAAGAATATCCTTTTCTATTCTGTCACAATGACGGGACAGTAGTAGGAACCCACAGGATAGCTGAAGTAAAGTCTCCTTCACTCCATATGAGAGAATTTTGGGGAGATACAGGTACAGATTCAGTTCCGCAATATTACTTGGCACAAGGAGTACATGCATTGGCAATTCAGACAGAAATGGAAGGAGTTGACTTCTTTGCATATTTTGATCCTGATATATTGCATTTCCGTTTAGAGAGAAAGCAATCTCTTATAGATGCATATATAGCCAAAGTAACTAAGTTTTGGGATCATGTATTAAACAAGATTCCACCACCTCCTCAAGATGATAATGATCTCATATATAAATATTTCAAGAAGAATGGAAAATATAGGCAGGCAACGCCTCATATAAATATTCTAATAAAGGAACTGATGGGTATAAAAGCCAAGAAGAAAGGCTTAGATATTCAAGAAAAAGATGTAAAGTTCCAGATTAAGGATTTTATAGAGGAATATGATGGAATCGATTCAACTCATGGCAAGGTTACATTAAGCAGGGTTGAACTAAAAGCATTTCAGGAAAAGGGACTTATGAAAACTGATCCTGAATTGTATAAAGAATACTGCACAGTTTTTGATGAAAAGAGATTGAAAGCAGATCATCTTGATAAATATGAGGAACATTGTTATTCAAAACAGTCAACTAGACTGATTTTACCTAAGTGACAACTTACAGTTTAAGGGTTAAGACCGGGATTGAGTTTCTTTATCTTTCTCCCTGATGAGCAATGCATTGGTGTCAATCATTACATACGGTTCAATCTATAAAGGTTCATTGCATAATATGACCCAACGATGCCCTTAGACTGTATCATCAACAATAAACAAATAGAGGCATAATGACTAAAGAAATAATGAAATATGAAAACATAACACCAGCACAAGTAGAACTCATAAAGAGTCAAATTGCAGTTGGTGCAACAGACGATGAACTGAAATTATTCCTATATGTAGCGGATAAATCAGGTCTTGATCCATTAACAAAACAAATCTACTTCATTAAGAGAGGTGGAAAGATGACAATCCAGACTGCCATAGACGGATTCAGAGCTATTGCAGACAGGACAGGACAATACAGTAGTAGTGATGAGCCAATATTTGAAGAAATAGGCAATAGTCCAGTTAAAGCTACTGTAACAGTTGGTAAAATAGTACAAGGCGTTGTAGGTAAATTTACTGCAAGTGCAAGATGGTCAGAATACTATCCAGAGAAAGGTAATACTTTCATGTGGGATAAGATGCCTAATACAATGCTAGGCAAGTGTGCTGAAGCATTAGCATTAAGGAAAGCCTTTCCTGCACAGTTATCAGGACTTTATACTGGTGATGAAATGGATCAGGCAGGTAAAGAAGGTATTCCCAATCAAGGTAGGAAAAGTAATCTAAAAGGTGGTTCCAAACAGTTGGAAGAAACTTTGAAAGAAGAACCTACATTAGAAGCTGTAGCTGATTCTATCAGCACTGTAGTTGTACCATTAACTCCATTAGTTCCTTCACAAGAAGACAGTAATAAGTTCCTAGAAAATGCACAATCATTATTAGATGAAGGATTCGCATTTTGTGAAAACAAAGAGGTACATGATAATATCATCAAGAATCTCAATGACATAAAATATGAATGCTCTGAAAGTAATGCAGAAGTATTAGGTAATTTTGCTGAAACCTATCCTGCAAATCAGGATAAATTCCAGTCAGTAGCCAGAGATAATGCTAAAAGATGGAAGAAGATCATGCTTAAAGAACATTATACAAAACTTTATGATTATATGAATAATCTCAATTCATTCTTCGAAGTAGAAGAGGAGGAGGTTGCATGAGTATGAAAAACAACAGAACAAGGGCTGATTTCTTAGAAGAATTAATAGCCAAACCTGTTTCAGACAATCCAAATGATCATAAGAAATATATACTTCCATATCTTGAAGAACAATTAAAAATACTAGCGGCTAAAGAAGGACGATCCTCATGGAACAGAAGTGACAGAATGTGGGCGACGTACTTAAAGGAGGTGGATGAATAAATGTCTTGAAGAACTACCTGAATGGATTGATGAATTCAGATGGGATCAATTCAAAATACACCGGAAGGCACTTGGTCCTAAGAAAATGACTGATTATGCAGAATATCTTATAGTTGAAAAACTCAAGAAATTCAAGGAAGAAGGTTATGATCCCAACATTCTCTTAGATGTAGCAATCGAAAGAGGATGGAAATCAATATTTATTCCACATGAAATGAAGAAATCTAAAACCAGAGGTGCTTGGGGATTAGACCCTGACCACCAGATGCAGATTGCATTGAAGGATTTTAAGAAAGGCAAAGATGTCAAACTTAACTGAAATAAATGTCCATCATCAAGTGAGGATGTTTGTAACAATGCTTTGCGAAGGTTTCAATGTTCCTTCTTCTGAAACTAAGATTCAGGCATTTGCAGACAAACTTAAACATCCACATGTTCCTGCATTAAAGGAAACATATAACATTTTCACAGACGGCAGGGCATCCACAAACAAAATGCCTACAATTGCAGAAGTAATGGAAGTCTACCGTAACGTGGAAAGAAGATACACAAATGAGGAGGTACAAAAAATATCCAATGAAAATGTAAAAGATATTGATTATTCAAAATCCAAAACTATGTTTTCTGAATTAAAGGAAACTGTAATAAAAGGAAACCAAACAAGTATCAGTTTAATTGATACATCTGTAACTGATTGGCAGAATGGTTACAAGTTTACAATAACAAAAGATGAACAAGGACGAGATTGGGTATATTTCCATGATCATCCTAAAAATGAAGATTAAATCATGCTCAGATTGCCCTGTATTGAAAGAAAACTTACTCACCCTACTCTCGGTATAGGGCAGTTTGGACATTTTAGAGAGAGATACACTGATGGAATATTGGGAGGAACGTAAAATTAAGAGACTCAGTAGAATTAGAATATGTAAATCCTGTGGCAATAAAATAGATAATTCGCAACGTAAGATACAGAAACGTACAAAGTTCTGCTCTGAAGATTGTGCAGAAGATTATAAATTTAACAAACAACTAAAAAAGGTAACATGAATACTGAAGAAGTTAAAGTAATGATGCAATTAGTTGAGAAAATACAAAATAATAATACTAGTGATGGCCTTCTCAATCCACATCAACTAAATCAAGTTGAAGAATTCCTAAAAGAACATTTAAGTTTTGTTGATTGGGATGGACTGGATAAATCTGAGGAAATGCTTAAAAAGAAAATGGAAGAATTATATTCTATCAAAGATGACTCAAGACGTCAACGAGCAGAGAAAGCAAGAGAAGAAATTCTTCATAAAATCTCAGCATTTGAAAACAAAGTTGAGGATAAGATCAAAAAAATTACTTATGATGTAAAAAATGTACCAAGAATTAAACCTGTGGATACATTCAGTAATTCTGATGAACACAGGACAATATTATCTCAAATAAATAGACTGGAAAGTTTTAAAAGTAACATTCATCAGGACATAAAGTTAGTTCAAGAATGGATAAAAGCTACTAAACCTAAACAAAGAGATAAAATTAAAGCTGAATTTGAAGATTCCGAGACAGGTATGGAAGAATATGATGCAGATAAATATCCACAAAGTCCAAATAGAGAAGGATCAGGAGTTGATGATTATAAAGATGATTGGGAAAATATATCTACAAGTAAATTGGAAGTAAATGTAAGAACAATTTCTTTATTGATAAATAATAAAATAAATACATTATGGGATTTAGTCCAATTCACAGAAAAAGAATTATTAATGTATAAAAACTTTGGCAGATCATCTCTTGAAAAACTTAAAAGAGCATTATCAACTTATGGCATCACATTAAAAAAGAAAAAAGATTAAACTTGAGAAATTTAAACTATAAGAAAACAAAATGATTTTAAATGTAGCACCATGTGCAAAGCCTAGAATGAGCAGGGCAGACAAGTGGAAGAAAAGGCAATGTGTAGTTAATTACTTTGCCTTTAGAGACATGGTAAGGCAAGAAATATCCAGTATTTACTTTGGTGAACATATGGGATTTGAACTGGATATTGTATTCTTAGTTAAAATGCCCAAATCCTGGAGTAAAAAGAAAAGAACCACGATGAGTGGAAAACCGCACCAACAAACTCCTGATATAGATAATTATATAAAAGGATTATTTGATGCTTTGTATAAAGAAGATAAGTTTGTCTGGAATGTTTCAGCAAAGAAACTCTGGACTTATAAGGAAGGTCAAATAATAATCAATTTTAAGGAAACATATGAGGAGACAAAATGAATATAACCCTTATTAGGATATAACATGGATATTGTAATCACATCCGGTTGGTTAACTGCCGACCCTGATCATGGGCCTACAAGTAAAGGTCAATACTGTAACTTTACACTAGGAGTTCTTGAATATAGATTCAAGGATAGTAAAAGGAAAGGCTTATTCCTTCCAATAGTCTGTTATGACGATACAGCAGAAAGAGTTAAGAAAACTTGTGTAAAAGGTACTTTCATAACTTTTTCAAATGCTCATCATATTATGGATGAATGGGATAAGGATGGGAAGAAATATCAAATGCTAAAGATAAAATTATATTCATTTGAAGTATCTAGATTTGGAACCGGAAAAGAAGATGAAGAAGGAAGAACCTTGAAAGAGGCTTTTGATGAACTTCCATTTGATAATTAGGCTGGTGAGGGGATAACAGGAGGAAGTGGCGGGGAAATAACAAAAGTAGCCAGCCTATTTAATATGTCCAGACAGTAGGTCTAGGATGACCATCATCTGCAGAAAGGATATCTAGATGAATGAAGCGTTTACCATGATTTCCTTTCTGTGATAATCCAATTCCGCTTATACCATGTTTGCGTGCAACATCAAATAACCTCATTGCATCTGCACCTGAAATCAAAATATCAGCAGCTTTTCTAAAAGTATGAGGTCCATTCTTACCTGTGCTTGAAACCTGTTCATTCCAGCTTGAGCATCTTGCCGCACTGGAGATTGCAAGAGGACGTTGCATTTCTTCTCGTATGTGTTGCAATATTTTCATAAATTCTTCATCCATATCTGAATCTTTGCAACCGCAATGACACATCATCTCATTTGTACTGAAATTTTTAGTAATCTGCAAAACTATCCCTCCTATTAGTAACCCACCAAATTGTCTTCTCGTACCAACCCACACAGGATTAAGCAAACCGAACTACTTGTTCGATTTTCCCAAGGATTCTTTTAGCAAAGCA